GAAGACTTTGACGCTATCTACCAGGGACTTGACTTTGGCTTCAACCATCCAAGTGCATTCATAAAAGTTGGCTTCAAAGATGACGAATTGTATGTATATGATGAACTCTACGAAAAAGGCTTGACTAACGCTGAGCTTATAGATGAAGTTGCGAAAATAGCACATAAGAAGAAACAAATCATAGCAGATAATGCTGAACCGGCACGTATCAAAGAATTCAGACAACACGGCTTGAACGTACAAGCGAGCGTTAAAGGCAAAGGTTCAGTTAAAGACGGTATCGACTGGCTTAAAAGAAAGAAGATTCACATATCAAAGCAGTGTCCGAATTTGTTAGCAGAAATGCAGCAGTACAGCTACAAAGAGGATAAAGACGGTAACGTTCAGGATGAGCCGGTGGAGTTCAAAGATGATGCAATAGCAGCGTTACGTTATGCGATAGAGCCAGTTAGAAGAAGAAGGACAATAACAGCAGGTAGAAATATTTGGGGGTAAATATATGGATCTAAAGACGATCAGAAACCTCATAGAAACAAATGGCAGGGTTACCAGTCAGATAATATCAGATCTGATAGACGACCACTACTCTAAAGCCGAGACGATGAAGCAGCTTTACGAAAGATACAAAGCATCAGATGATGGCGTGCCGGTGTTCAACCGAAGATTCGCAGATAGAAATAAGATCAACAATAAGCTCAACAACGACTTCTTTAGTGAAATTATAGATACGAAAGTTGGATATATGGCAGGTAATGAGATAGTGTACGAATCAGATGATGAAGCACTGCAAGAGTTTCTTGATTTGAATAACATAGCCGATCTTGACAGCGAGATTATAAAGAAAGCAGCTATTTGCGGTTACGGTGTGAGGTTGCTTTACGTTGACACAGAAGGGCAATTTAGAATGATGAACGTGAATCCCTGGGAGTGCATATTTATCAAAGACCGCTCCATAGATGAGGTTCAGTTTGCATTGAGATACTACGATGAAGAATATGTTGATGGTAACTATTCAGAAACCCGCACACGTGTTGAATGGTACGACAAAGAGAAGGTTACTTATTACATCAAAAATTCCGAAGGTGAATATGTTCTTGACAACACTTCACCTGTTAATCCGCAAGTTCATTTCTTTGATTTTGTGCCAATGATTCAATACATCAACAACGAGGAGCGACTCGGTGATGGTGAGAAAGTTCTCTCGCTTATAGACGCTTACGATAGAAAAGAATCAGACTTAGATAGCGAACTTGAACAACTTAGGTTAGCTTATATGAAAGCGATAGGAGCTGATCTCACAGACGAGGTTCTTGAAGAAGCCAAGAAAACCGGAGCGTTCAACATACCAGAGGGCGCTGATGTAGCGTTCTTAGAGAAGAACTTAAACATTCAGGCTATTGATTCTCATCTTGACCGACTCGAAGCGAACATTCTACGATTTGCTAAAAGTGTGAACTTTAGTGATAAAGAATTCACATCGGACATATCTGGCGAGAGTAGAAAATTTAAGCTAATGAGTCTTGAAAATAAATGCAAGACTATGGAAAGAAAATTCATAGCAGCTAACAAGAGATTGTTCAAAGTTCTCGCAAGTGGCATGGCGAAGAAATCAATGAAACTCGACTGGCAAAATATCAACCAGAAGTTTACGAGAAATCTCCCGATAGCACTTGAGAAAGACGCACAGGTTCTTGCACAACTGAAGGGAATCATACCGGACCAGATTCTTTATTCTCTTGCTTCGTTCATTGAAGATCCGGAAGAAGTTATGGAGATGATGGAAGAGCAGAAAGAGAAAGCCATGAATTACTATCAGATTAGGGATGAGGATGATGAAGAAGCTAACGTATCATAGAGCTTATGACGAATTCGAGAACTGGTATGAATCTCTGACAGAAAGACAATTAAGACAACTGCAAAGAGCTTATGGTGATGTTCTACAAAGGGTGAAGAAAGAGATATCACAGTTTTGGTCTAAATATGGCAAGAAGGGCAAGTTAGAGCTTTCAGAAATGATGAAATACGGACGCATGGACAAGATGAAGCAGACGCTTTCAAAAGAGTTAACCACTTTAGCTCGATACCAGAATGGTGAGATAGAACAGATGTTATTTGAGACATACAAAGAGAGATACAACTTCATAGGTTGGGCTGCTGAGCAATTCACAGGCGTTAATGTCAACTGGTACACACTGCCAAAAGATGCAATCAAAAAGGCGTTGCAGAATCCAATCTCAGGGTTGACACTCAACGAAGTGCTTGAGAAAAGGCGTAATGAGATCATCTGGGAGATACAGCAGGAGATTGTTCAGAACATTACGAAAGGTGAACCGTATAGGACAACAGCCAATAGATTAAAAGATACAATGCAGAACAACTTCAACAAAGCGCAGAGGATTGTCTGGACTGAATCACACAGAGTGAAGGAACAGTCAAGTCTCGAAGCTACGCAAGATCTGAAACGTAAAGGATTAGAAACAAAAAGAATGTGGGACGCTACACTGGACTCCAAGACACGACCAACACATCAACGACTGGACGGTCAGGTGGAAGATGAGAACGGTTACTTCCACGTAGGTGGTATGAAGACAAAAGGACCGGGAATGTTCGGAATAGCATCCCAGGACATCAACTGTCGTTGCACAACGATCAACGTGTTTGATGAGAAACACCCGGATAAAAGATATATAAGAGGTCGTGGTGTAACTGACTACATGACATATGATGAATGGAAGAATCAAAAGAAGACAGTTTATTAGCACTCTGAGGCTCGAACTCGGAGGGCAAAAGGAGGATATATATGGAACTGCAAGAAGCTATAAAGCTAATTAAAGAGAACAAGGATAGTAAAGAGGTAGAGGAACTTAAGAAAGAATTCAACCCATTGGCTAACGTGACAAAAGACAATGTGGGTGAACTGATTGAGAACAACGAAGTATTGAAAAGCTACCGCGATCAATACTTCACCAAAGGATTGGAGACTTGGAAACAAAACAACTTGCAAAAGATAGTGGAAGAAAAGGTTAAAGAAATCAATCCGGAAGAATCAGATGAACAAAAGCAGATTAGGGAGCTGAAAGAAATGGTAGAGAACGAAAAGAAAGCACGACAGAGAGAATCACTAAAAAGCTTTGTTATCAAATCTCTAAATGAAGAAGATCTACCATTAGAACCAGCAGACTACTTAATCGGCGAAGATGAAGAACAGACAAAGACGATAGTAGAGAAGTACAAACAGGCGATAAAAAACGACAGAAAGAAAGTCAGTGAACAACTGTTGAAACAGTATGGACGTGAGCCAGCAGAAACACCAGATGATTCAAACGCAATCACAAAAGAACAAGCACAAAAGATGGCTCGTGAGAATCCAGAGAAGTTCAACAAGTTGTTCGAGGAAGGCAAGATTAAAAAGTTATAAAGAGGTGACTTAAATGGCAGTAACAAATTTTATACCTGAAATATGGTCAACAAGACTGTTAAGACATTTGGACAAGAAATTAGTATTCAAGCAGTTAGTTAATTCTGACTATGAAGGCGATATACGGAACGCTGGCGATACAGTTAGAATCAACCAGATAGGTGATGTAACAATCAAATCTTACACCGCTAACAACGAGATAGCAGATCCCGACCAGCTAAACAGTGCGCAGACGACTTTGCTTATTGACCAAATGAAGTATTACCATTTCTACGTTGATGACGTAGATGCTGCACAGTCAAACGTAGGTCTAATGGACAAAGCAATGCAGAGGGCAGCTTATGCGCTTGCGGATGAGATTGATGCGGATATAGCTGGGCTTTACGGAGATGCAGGTATCTCACTGGATGATTCCGGTTCTGCTTATAGCGTTGGAACTGATACTACAAGTGATGATAGCCCATACGAACTGATAATTGATGTAAGTGTTAATATGGATGAGGCTAACGTGCCACAGCAGGGACGATGGATAGTTATACCGCCCTGGTATCACGGGATAATGCTCAAGCATGAAGACTACAAACAGGCATGGCAGGACTATATGAGAACCGGAAATATACCAACTGTTGCAGGATTCCAGGTGCTTGTAAGCAACAATCTGGAAAATGATGGTACTAACTGGTATGTACTGGCTGGAACGAGAGAGGCTGTCAGCTTTGCCGGGCAGGTATCAGAGACATCAGCATACAGACCCGAAAAGAGATTTGCTGACGCAATCAAAGGTCTTTACGTGTACGGTAGAAAGGTCATACAGCCTAATTGCTTGGCTTCAATCTATGTAGCACAGGCGTAGGAGTGATAGAATGAGAAAACTTATAGTAATCTTAGCGGCTGTCTTAATGGCAGCTTTTTCTTTTGGAGTTACCATAAACTGTACTCCAACTGAAATAGACGGTACGAGCTTTACAGAAATAACAGCAGTAGATCTTAAGGCGACATCTACCACTTTCTATGTATCATTCACAACTGACACAGACAAGATAGGGCTATTCTTTGACATTGACATAGGAAGTGCGACAGATACGTCCATAACGATAGAATCTGGTGATTATTCAATGTCCGCACTTGGTGACTTAGCCAAGACAGGGATAACTGCTGACAAGAAATACTGGGTAGGACCGCTTGATACTATGCGGTTCTTGCAGGATACTAATACGATAGAAATCACAGTTACGAGTTCGACTATACAAACAGCAATAAACTTATACGCATTCAAATTCACATTATAAGCGGGGCATTAGCTCCGCTTTTTTGGTGGTGATTACATGGCACTCTTAACTCTCACCGAGTACAAAGCGATAAAGGGAATAACAACATCAGACAACGACACAAAGCTAACAGCGATCATAAGCGCAGTTCTGGATGAGATACGAGGTACTTGTGGTTACGATGATGACGAAGAATTGCCAGACGCTTTGAAACTAACTGCGGTTAGGATGGTTGAGTACAAGGACAATGAGATATCAGGTATTAAATCTCAATCATTTGAGGGCAATTCGGTGTCTTTTGCTACCGAATATCCGAAGTCAATAACAACTGCTTTGAATCGTTACAGGAGAATTCGTTATGTTTGAGAACTTTGAGGATCTTAACATTAACTTTCTTGAAAGCATGCCACAAACGAGCATAACGGTTAAAAGCGGTGAATCACAGGCTTTAGATCCCGTAACTGGACTGATGACAACAACTTATGAAACATCAACATCTACAACCGCTTTTGTTGGTTCTGTTAGTCAAAAACAGATAGATGCTTCTAACGGCAAGTTAACTCTTGATAGCAAACTCGTGATAACAACCACAACGTTGACACCAAACATGGTTATAACGATAGGCAGTAATGATTACAGGATAGACACGTTACAGGACAAGTCTGGTTATTATGTTGCAGGAGTGAATCTGAAATGAGCAAAAGCTGGATGAAGCAAAAGAACATATACATCCAGGGCAATATTGATGAAATCAACCGCTATTTCAATAAGCTCTTGGATTATAACAAGCAGTGTGCTGAGGCTGTTGTTCGAGATTTGGCAGTTGCAATACATTCAGACTTAAAGACACGTTCGCCCGTAGTTACAGGCAACTTAAAAGGCAACTGGAACTTAGAAGAGATAGCAGGTGAGATAGCTTACAAAATTTACAACAACACTGAATACATTTGGGATGTTGAATTCGGTCATGCTGCCAGTGCTGGATTTATTCGCAAAACGATAGAGGATTGGAAAGTAAAAGCACCAAAGTTCATAGAAGAACGAACAAAAGCATGGATTGAGAAGAAACGGAGGGAAGTATAATGACAGCTAACATTTACAAGAACGTTCAAGCTTCATTGAGAACGCATTTCTACAATCTCTATAACTCCGTTTCATGGTATATCGATTCAACCAATGACAACATGACAGAAGACACATTTATAGAACTTAGATCCAGTATGGGTAGAGCGCAGGATGATCTCAAAGACACGTTAAGAGATTTTGCACAGATAAGCATCTATTCAACCAATATTGCAACGCTTGACACAGCCATGGCAACAATAATAGCAGGACTTGAAGGCTCGGGTGCTATCAACGTTATGAACTACGCAGGAGAAGAACCATCAACAAAACTCGGTGAGTTACAGATAACAAGATACGAACTATCACCACAAATGAACACAAATAACTACACACATAGAGCAATAACAGTTTATTACGAACTAAAGGAGGAATTGTAATGGGAAGACCATACTTAAGAAAGAAACACGTGGATATCCAGTTATACGATGGAACAGCTACCACACCATACACTTTGGATATAACTGGATATGCTGACGTGCCTGAACTGCCTGAACCCGTAGTAGATGCACCAGCCGAAGGCTACGCACCACAGGGTGCTTTCAGTTCGATAGAAGAAGGTGACGATACAGTCGATTTGCCAGAATTTTCTATAACAATAGATATCAACGATGATGATGTTTCATCGGGAAAATATGCAATAGACCAGTGGATAAACGCACACAAAGAAGGTAACGGTACAACTGCACTCGTTAGCACAAACGATGGTAGTGCTTACTTCAGAAAGAGCATAGATGGAACTACGGTAT